ATGATGTGGATGACATCGTTGAACTGGCAGACAGTGTGTTTGGCATGGAAGCTGATGGCATCTTGACCAGGGACAGGAATGTGTTTCGTAAGAATGTGACGATTACGGCTACTGTCCAACTGTTTGACAAGGGTAAAGAGTTCTTAGCTGTCTGTAGACCTGTGGATAAGTCTGTGGATAACTTATTGGCTTACTGCTGGTTTGACCGTGGTGGGTACACAACCTACGCAAACGAGGAGATCTCAAACGCCAAGTTCCACCATGTTGACTTGTCTCTTCCTGTTAGACAACGTGTTAAATTGATCCATGAGATGATTGACCAACATATCCTGTGGGCACATAGTTGGGGTATTCCTGTTATCTGCTCAACCAGTATCCGAAGTGAGCATGATGGGTTTATGAGAATCCACAAGAAACGTGGATTTACCACTAACGGTAGTTATGCTTGGATAAGAACCGAGAATGCTATAAAAGGTTTGACATGAAAAAACCCAAAGACGCTGATATTCTTTTTGGTGAGATCAGACCAGAAGGCAGCAACGTGACTGATCCTGAAGAGCTGGAGAAGAGAAAACACTACATGAGGATGAAGAGGGCTGAGAAACGGGCTATGGGTTTGGCTACTGGTGAGAAGTTTCCCAAGCAAGAGGCTTCTAAACCTCAACAGAGACAGCAGAAATCGATTGTTAATCGGGTTACTGAATACGGCGCTTTGTTCAACAAGCTGAATGAGGAGAGGTTGGCTAAAGGTCTACCTCCTTTGAAAACAGCAATGGAGGTACTGATTGATGCGATGCAATCTGATGAAATTGATATCAAGGATAAAGCCCGTATTGCTGATAAGCTGGCTCCGTTTGAATCATCTCGTGCCCCAATCATTTCTATTGAGCATGTGAACAACGTCAACAGAGAAGAAGAGGTGTCTGCTGATGACGCTTTGGACGACTTCTTGACGGCTTTGCGTAAAGTGTGATAATTCAATTACTTTCATGAAAGGTTAGTATGTCTACCAACTTCCTGTACGCCCAAGCGCCTAACCGCACTGGCAACATGTCCAAGCACTGCCCAACCAAATCTGGTGGTGCAACCAATGTAACTGGTCCCAAGCACGGTGTGTCTGGCCCCAAAGGTCAACAAGGCGCTCCTAAGGCTGGTGGCAACATCGCTAGTCGCAATCAAAAGGTTCAGGTCAGCACCCATGCTGATTACTGTGGGACCATCAAGAACGATGGCTACATGGACAAATCTGTTAAAAACTATCTGGGGTAAATCATGTCCTACGGAAAAGTAATCTCTGGCGGTAAAGCCATGACCAATGGCCTAACTAAGAACATCAACAACAAGCTCAAAGGCTTTGAAGAAGGTCACAAACGTGGTCAGACTCTGGCTACTGCTGTTGGCAAAGCTTTCAACCAAAACCCTCTTTCTGATAACCACTTGAATAACATCAACGTGGCAGCAGCTAAGAAGTTCACCACCCCCAAGCTCCCAACCAACGTATAAGGTAATGTATGGCAACGTATGATATTGCGGCACTGAAAGAAGATCTACCAACGGCAAAAGACCTTGCTCAATTTGTCTATGACAAAACGAGCATTGCTCTTGACCTTGTTGGCAAACCCAAAGAAGAACAATACCAAGTCGCTAAAAACGCCTTGGAAGGCAAAAAGATTCCGACTGAATTCCAGACGGATCTGAACCCTTACATTGATCGAAAAGAACTTATCCCTGCTGATGAAAAGCGGATTCTTCCTCCTCGGAGTAAAGATCTGCCTGACGAGGGATCACAGGTTCATTTCTTTGGGGCTACCAACATGCCTCACCCGTCAGACCCTCAGTCCGACAAGAAGGTGCAGATCAACTTCCGCAAGTACGACAACGGCGTAATTACTTTACGACAACGGCGTAATCACTTTTCAGGTGATGGGTCCATTGGAGCAAGTTGCTATTGGCGAACGCATCAACAAGTTTGGTCAGAAGCAACCTGAGAAGTATTCTTGGATTGACCCTCGTACTGAAGAAATGGTGTTGCGCCGTGCTGATGGCACATACACTGAAAAAGGCCGGGGCATGTATGCTTACTGCATTGGTGAAAAGGGTGGTGGTATCTGGTCCCTGATTGACCGTGACATGCTTAACATTGTCCAGAAGAACGTCACCAATCCGTGGGTCTAATGGAAGATCACAGCGCAACTTTTCGGCAGAAGTTATCTGCCCAGGCAGAGACTTGTGCAAGAAAAACTCTTGAGTGGTTGCAAAAAGATCTTCAAGGAGATCGTGTACTAAACCCTGAAGAGGTTTTTTACCTAGCATCTGCTGCTGATCTGCTGCTGACCATGCGTGACACTTATGGCAAAAAGTGAAGCCAGTGATTACATCCTTCCGATTTACAAAGATCGGGCGCTAAAGCATTTGATTAAGTTGGCTGGAGGTAAGGCTGCTATCAAGCACCTTGATTCTGAACAGCTTAAAAAGATGAAAGACGCTAGGGATGTAATCGCCAAAGACATGCAGTACAACACCTTGAAGTGGTTTAGACCCTTCAAGTACCAATCTGAGTTCTTTGAAACTGGCTCTCGCTTTACCCGTAGGGGAATGATTGCCGCTAACCGTGCTGGCAAAACAGTAGCTTCTACTTATGAGGCTGCTTATCACCTGACAGGCAGATACCCCAAGAACTGGAAAGGCAAGGTTTGGGACAAACCCATCATTGCCATGTGTTCTGGTGAATCCTGGGAGCAGGTGGCAAAAACACTGCAAAGCAAACTGCTTGGATGTGATGACATCAAGCAATCGTACAAATTAGGAACAGGCTCCATCCCGCTTGAGTGTATTGACGATAAGTCATACCGCACAGATGGGGCCAACGTCCTGTCTATTGAAGTCTGGCATATCTCTGGTGGCAAATCAAAACTCTACTTCTCCAACTACACACAGCAAGTGCGTCATCTGCAAGGTTTTGAACTTGACCTTGTTGTCTTGGACGAGCAACCACCAGACGAGATCTTCTCGGAGCTTGTTGTCCGTACCGCACAAAGGAACGGGCAGGTACTGTGTTCATTCACCCCACTCAAAGGCATGTCAGGACTTGTTCGCAAGTTCTGGGACAAGATAGAGGGCTACACCCATGTTCGTGTAACCTGGGACGACATCCCTTTTGAAAACGAGTGGAATGAGAAGTTCTTTAGCCAAGAAGAACGTGATCAACTGTCTCGAGACTTTATGCCGTGGGAACGTGATTGCCGAATGAAAGGCATCCCCCTGGTTGGCAAAGGCGTGGTATTCCCACTACTTAGCTGGCCTACCTACAAAGCAATTGATGTTGATCTGAAGAGCAACGAGAAGATGGAACGACTGATTTCATTTGACTTGGGCATTAAGAATGACCCAACGGTGATCAGCTTCTTCTTTCGGGATCCTGTGGAAGAGGTCATCTACTTGCACCGACAGATTAAGGTGGCTCAAGGCGAAACCCCAGACGAGTACGTCCATTACCTGATGGACAAAGACACCAAGGGTGTTCCTATTGCCCTGCCCCATGATGCAACCCAAGCAGGACGGTACACTTTGACAGAACAATCGGTGCGTGAGGTGTTTGAGGACAACTATGGCCTAAACTGCATCGCAGGTGCTATATTGAACCCAGTGAACGACCAAGGCAAGGTAACCAACCATAAGTCCTACGGAATCAATATAATGCGGCTAGGCATGGAGCGTGGCACATTTAAAATAAATGAGTCTTGCGTGGATTTTTTGGATGAATCAAGAAACTATGCCATTGACGAAGCTGGACGATTTAGTGATCCCGATGACCACATTGACTCTGCTCGAATTGGTATTCTGGCTTTGATTCAGGGTCATGGAGAATCTATGGTTAGCCGAGCAAACGCATTCCAATACCGTAGACCAACAGCCGTTGATGGCAAGGTGCAGAGAATTTAAGGATAAATCATGTTAGATCGCCAAAATATTATCGTTGAGTACATCGAAGCACCTGCTGGCAACAAAGGGATTGTTTTCCAAGTAGCTCACGAAGTCTATTTGAAAATGGTGGATTATTTGCGATTAACGCAAGCAAAAAACACTTTTAACCGTCTTTCTGATTACCACTACTTGAATATTGCTGTCAGCAACTCCACTGAGCCAATCAGGGGAATTGATTACATCCACCCCGTGGTAACTCCTGGTGTTGATTACGCTACAGCCATCATCACAAAATGCCTGATGCCTAACGGCAAGGTTAATTTTGAGTTTGAGCGCTTTAGTGAGATGGACAGTGAGCAATCCAATCAGGCTACCGAGATGGTCAAGTACATGATCAACTCCAAGAATGATTCTTACGCTTGCATCCGAGATTGGGCCCAAGACTCTTTGCTCCACAAGAACGGTATTGTTATGGTGTCGCCTGTGCGTGACCCCATTACCCAGTACAAGGAAGTGGAAGGCACAAAAGACCAATTGCGTGTGTTTGAGACTATGGCTGCTGAAAAGGGCCTGACAGTTAAGCGTCAAAACATGCGTAAGATTGACGTAAACCTTGAAGGCGTGATGCAGGAGATGATGACTCCTGATGACGAGCCAGGGACGATGCAAGAAGAAGTCAATGATGCCATTTTGGCAAACACTGTCTACCGTGCCAAGTACAAGATGACGGGATTCTCGACATCCGTCCGAATCAAGCATGTTGCCCAGCATTACTTTGTGTGCAACCCCACAATCCCCAACATTCAAGATCAAGACTTCCTTGGGTTTTATGACCCAATGACGATCCATGAGTGCAAAGCCCAATTCCCTTATGTTGACCTTGAAAAGCTTGCTGAACACGCTGCCTATGGTCCTGCTGGTGCTTATCAGGCAGGTGCATTGGAAAACGATCTTGCTTTGCATGCTCGTGATTCCACTCCTGTTCCCGGTCAAGGCGTAATTGCGTCTGCTGGTGCTGACAGGTACAGCCGAGTGATCATGCTGACTACGGCATGGATCCGCAAAGACGTAGATGGTGATGGGGAAGAGGAAATCGTTGAGGTTTGCTTCTCAGGCTCTTACGTTCTGTACGTCAAAGAGGTGGACTTCATTCCCTTGGCAGCAATGTGCCCCAAACCCATCACAGGAAACTTCTTTGGTTACTCTTTGGCAGAGCGTTTGGTTCCTATGCAGGAATACGCTACATCAATTGCCCGTGCTGAGATGGCTTTTGCCATGCAAGCCTCAACTCCTCGTATTGGCGTAAACCCAGAGTTCATTGATGCCGAAGAGATCCAACGTGGCGTGTCTGCCATGTTCATCTTGGACCGCAAGTTTGATGCTACCAAGCACATCTATGAGTTTGGAGCCATGCAGGGCAATCTGGCCTACGTTCAGTCGTCTATGCAGCGTTTTGAAGCTGACAAGATGGCAATGATCGGCATGACAAGCCCCAACGATGTGCTAAACCCTGAAGTAATGAAGGACGGCAACTCAGGTTTCAAATTGCAACTGGCAATGGGCCCTAACCAGTTGATCCAAGACGAGATGGTCAAGAACTGCGCTATTGGTTTGCGTGACATGATCTATATCGTGTGGAAAACCCTGATCCAGTACTCTGATGACTACAACATTCAGCAGTTAGCTGCCATTTGCGGCAAAGGTAAGCCATTCATGGATGCCATCTCAATGGATAACTATGAATTCATTGACCGCAAGCTGATTAACATCGATTTGGCCTTGGGTTTCTTGTCTGACGAGAACCGTTTGACTCGCCAACAGTTAATCGGTCAAGCCCAGCAGCAATTTGGTCAAGCAATGATGGCTTTGGACCCAAGTGTTCCTGAGTTGTTCTCTAAGATTCGCCGTCCATACGAGGACGAGAACCGTTTGACTCGCCAACAGTTAATCGGTCAAGCCCAGCAGCAATTTGGTCAAGCAATGATGGCTTTGGACCCAAGTGTTCCTGAGTTGTTTTCTAAAATTCGCCGTCCATACGAAGACACCTTGCGTGTTCTTGGAGTTAAAGACGTTGATGCTTATTTGCCAACCTTGGAAGAAGCCGCTAAGATTATTCAAGCACAAGCAGCCAAAGGACCAAGTGCTGAACAGCAAGAAACTCAATCTAAGACTGATTTGAACAAGGCCAAGACAGACGAGACTATTGCCAATACATTGTTTACGCAGAAGAAAGCTGAAGACATTGATACTGACAACATGTTCGAAGCTTTGGCAGCAAAACGTGATAAATTGCATTCTGTTCAAGTAGATTAAGGAATTGTAATGAAAAGCTTGGTATTAAATATCCGAAACTATTTCAATCAACGGACTCGTGCCGCTGATGCACAAAAGGAAGCTGATGTAACTCGCAAAACTCTAGTAATTGAAAATGGCGAAAGCGCCATGCGCCTTATGAAGAATGAGGATTTTGCACTGCTGTTCAACCTTTACAGGTTCAACATGCTGGAGAGGCTTGAAGACAGTAGAGCTGATCCAGAACGTATTGAAAATGCACATTATGTTGCTGGAGTCCGAGATTTCATTGGTTTCATTGAGAAAACAGAATATCTTGGAAAAGTGGCAAAGAAAACAAACACTTAACCAAAGAGAGTAAACTATGTCAGACGTAATCGCAGATGCGACCGCCCCTGAGCAAACTGGCGCTGTGAATCCCGCCGATGCCATCGCTGCAATGATTGCCGCTAACAAGCGTAACAATCCGCAACCCGAAGGCAGTTCACAAACGACAGCAGGACAAGATGAGGTGAAAGCCAAATCCCCTGAGGCGGCTCCTGTTGAAGGAACCGAACCTGAAGATGGTATTGCAAGTGAGTCAGAAACTGTAGATTTGGAAGATGATGCTGAAGCCACCGATGGTGTAACTGACGCAGTTAACTTCCTAGAGTTTGCAGAGCAGAATCCCGACATGATGTGGAGGATTCCTAATAAGGACGCAGAAGGCGGCTTTATTGAGATCCCTGTATCCAAGGCTGCTGCTATTTTGGGTCAAGGCAGTGCTATCCATGAAAATGCTCGCAAGCTTAAAGCTGAACGAGCCGATTTTGAAGAATATGAATCGAAGCGCAAGAGTGAACTTGATGGTTTGCAGATAGGCTTGGAGTTGACAATTGTTCCTCAGTTGCAAAGTGCTGCTGATGAACTGATTACGATCCAAGAATATAACCAGCAATGGCAGCAGATCTATCAAAGTACGAACGATCCTAGTCAAAGGAGCCAAGCTGAAGCAGCAATGCGACAGAATGCCCAGTTGATCCAGGATAAGTCGGAGTTCATTAAGGCGAATCGGCCTAAAGTTGAACAGTTTTATCAGCATCGATCTGCAATGGTCCAAGAAACCTTGGAAAAAGCTAGGCAGTCCTTTACTGATAAAGAATTGAGCAATAAGGCAATCTTTGGTGAGATTCGAGAGAAACTCAGTAAGGATTGGAAAGGTTCTAGCGGTTCTTTTGTTCCTGGTGTGCCAAACATTGATTTGGTTTCTAGTGACGAATACCTGCTGGGTCTATTGCGGGATGGTATGAAGTTCCGAGAAGGCCCTAAGGTAAAGAATGCTGGTGGATCTCTGGCTGCGGCTAGTCGTCCAGTAGCAAAAGCTAAGACAGCTCCCGATAATGAGATGGAAAAACTTCAGAAACAGGCTAAGACAGGCGATAAGAATGCAGCTCGTGACCTTTTAGCAACAATGCTTGCAGCAAACAAACGCAAGCGTTAAACAGGAGTTTTAAATGTCTACCATCACCTCTGCCAACCTTGGTAACGGCAACGGCTCGTATACCACCGACATCGTGGTCAAAGACCTCGACATGACTGTCTCTAACTATGTTAAAGACCGTACCCCCCTGACCAACATGGCTATGTCCAAGAAGCGCAAAGTCAACTCGACTCTGCACATCTGGCCTGTTGATTACTACCGTACCCCAGCCTTGAACGCCAAGCTGGAAGGCGCTGCTGTTCAGTCCTCGCAAGCGGCTGACAACACCCGTGCCAACTGCGGTAACTACACACAGATCTTCACCACCGTCATTGGTGCTACAGGTACTGCCCGTGCTGTTGAGCAAGCTGGTGGTGATCCACAAGCCTATCAAGAAGTCAAGCAATTGACTGAGATTATGTTTGACGTTGAACTTCAGATGGTTCGTGCCGATGGCGCTTCTATCAAGTACAGCGGTCAAGCTGGTACTCAGCCTTCTGGCTCAACCACTGTCAACTCTGGTCGTCGCTTTGGTTCGCTGTACTCGTTCGCTGGTACACGTTCTGGCAACGAAACAGACGGCACTGCTGTGTTGAACTTGGCTACCAGCGATGGTAACGATGTGACTTCTGCCACTGCAACCAACCAGCCTTTTAACGGCCTGTTGTCCAATGCTGGCTTGGGTTACTTCACTTTCGCAAGTGGCGTGACTTTGCAGCAATTCAGTCCTTTCCTGTACAAGCAATTGGTTACCACTGCTGAACAGCGCTTCAACGCCAAGATTACGAACATGGTTGTCCCCACTTCCATGCGTACACACATCTCGGACATGATGCCTACCAGCCGTTCGATCAACCGTTTTAACCCTGCTGACAAGGGCGACACGATTGGTACTTACGAAGGTGACTTCAACTACACCTACCAGATCGATGACTCTTGGGTTATGGACCAAACAGGCGCAGATAACACTTCTGCCCTGTTCCTGAACCCTGACGTTATCCAGTGGGGTAGCTTGCGTGAACTGGGTCCAAACAACGAAGTGTTCAGTTCTGCTGACGCTTCCTTGGACCAGTACATCATGGAAGGTACGCTGATTGTGCGTAACCCAGCAGGTGTTGCTGTGTTGGCTAACATCAGCCCAACTGGTGCTGCTGTAACTGCTCCTCGCCCAGCAGGTCAGTGCCAGCGTTACTTGACTTAAGCTTCAAAGCTTTTCTGAAGGGGCTCCGAAAGGGGCTCCTTTGGTAAAGCATGGAGAAAGCAATGACTGAAAACGAAGACATCAAGGTAAACGAGAAATACTACTCAGAAGGAATTCTGGAGGCTGGTATTGATAGCGTATTTCGTCATAACGACAAATTGTTCAATGAGGTCAAGTCTGGCACTTGGTCGCAAACATTTAAAACAGATAACATTGACTATAAAGTCGGTGCTATTGACGGCAACAGGTATGTTCAATACGAACAAAAAAACGTAGAGAACGTCAAAGAGTTTTGTAAGCAGCAGCGTGAGTTTTACAAGGTTCACGGTACTGACAATCCTTTCTTTGCTGGCACTGCTCATATGATGCAACTGCCAAAATGCTTTGCTCACGAAATTAGCTCCAAGTGGTTTAACAACCGTCCTTGGGAATTGATCAAGCAAGACAAAAAAGACAAGATTTTGTTTTACGCCATTGTGAATGAGTACTACAGCGATTTCGTTTGTCACCCTAGCGGCAAAATCCCTATTCCGTATAATCCTGCTGTACCGACCAAATAAGGATGCGACATGGCCCTTTACATTCAATCCGCTAACGCTCTTGTTAGCCGTGTAGCCCAATGGGTGGGGGCCATTCCCAGCACAATCGGCATCAACGCAACAGCATACAACTCCACCACCAAAGTAATTACCTGCTCTGCAAACCCAACTGCTCTTGTTCTGATCGGTGACTTTATTGGGCCCAACATCATGGGTCCTTTTGCTTCTGTCATGGCAGTGTCGTCTACCACCATTACCGTTGATGACCCAGATGGCACATGGACAGGTTTAACTTTGCCAACAACCATTCTGAAGCTGCCAACAACCTCTTCTTTGGAGATCCAATCCTGCATTCAGATGGCTGAATTGAAGATGCGAACAATTGAGCTTCCTGCTCTGCGTTCAAACCCTTACGATGCAACTCCTACCGTTCTGGTAACAAACGCACAAGGCATGGCTCCAATCCCTGCTGACATGTGTTTCCCAATTCTGTTCTTCCAAGAGAGTCAACCTACACAGCAACCCCCAGGTGGCAATAACTTGGGTCCTTGGATTGTGTATGACAGGGTTGGTGACCGAGAGATCATTCGCAGACGGATGATTGACCAGTTGTACATCCGTCCTTTTGGTGTTCCACGGGTTATTCGGGCTTCTTTTTCTGAAGTCGGTCCTAACTATGTGTTTACCCCAAACCCCGGTGAAAACGTCATCATCAAGGCGTACTACCAAAAGACATTCCCATTCCTGTTTAGCCCAACAGCAGATGTTGTTTATCCTATTGTTCAAAACAACGGCATCTTGGCTTCATTTCCTGAGGGTTATCTGTACGGGACTTTGTGGGCTTACTACGATAAGAACAAAAACATTGAAGAAGCTCAAAAATGGATTGGACGATTTGATGATGCTTATGGTCTGATTGAAGACCAGAATTACAAAGGAAAATGGCGTGGTGGTGATCAACACCTCACTTCTGAATTTCAGCCAAGAACCTACCGATATTCATTTAAGTGAGGTAAAACATGGCTACAAGCGGTCTTTACGGCTCTAGCACAGCAGGTGTTGTACCTGCTAACCCTGGTGCAGAAACAACTGGTCTTTACGGCACTACAGTTAGATTTGGTGTAACAGGCCCTACAGGTCCCACTGGCCCAACAGGAGCCACCGGGGCAACAGGCCCTACTGGTGCTGTTGGTGCAACTGGCCCTACTGGTGCAATCGGCTCAACTGGTCCTACTGGACCCACAGGCTCGCAAGGCATTCAAGGTCCTACAGGTCCTACAGGCAGCACTGGTTTAACTGGAGCTACAGGACCTACAGGCGCTCAAGGTGTTGTTGGTCCAACAGGATCAACTGGCGCCACTGGTCCTACAGGGCCAACTGGTGACACTGGCTTGACAGGTCCAACAGGTCCTACGGGTTCCCAGGGTATTACTGGTCCTACAGGCTCTATTGGCCCAACAGGTCCGACAGGCTCTACAGGTGCAACTGGTGCTGGTGGTGCTTTGGGTTATTGGGGTTCTTTTTGGGACACAACAAACCAAACTGCTGGTGCAATCAATACGCCTCAGGTCATCACAATCAACACAACAGATCCTGCTAGTAATGGGGTTTCCATTGCTTCAGGCAGTCAAGTTACTTTTAGTAACGCTGGTGTTTACAGCCTTACTTTTTCAATTCAATTCACCAACACCAGTACAGCCAATGGCTCTACACAAGTTTGGTTAAAGAAAAACGGCACAAATTTACCTGACACCAATTCACATTACGATGTTCCTGACAAGCAAGGAAGCTCGTTTTCGTCTGAAATTTTGACAGTTAATTTTGTACTGGAATTAGCTGCCAGCGATTACATCCAAGTCTTCTGGCAAACAGCAACAACAAGCGTTAAGCTGGAAACTCTTGCGGCAAGTGGTGGATATCCAAGAACGCCATCCATAATCTTCACTGCAACGCAAGTGATGTACACCCAGCTTGGCCCAACAGGTCCAACTGGCACAGCAGGTATAACAGGTCCTACAGGCCCAACAGGAAATAATGGTCCTACAGGCCCAACTGGTGATGCTGGTACTACAGGTCCAACTGGCCCAACTGGCCCTGTTGCCAGTAATGGTGCTGGTAATTCTTACGCCTGGTTTCTCGTTTAAGAGGTAAATATGTCAACACTAGTTCTTGATGCAACCACAAAGACCATTCAGGTGGCTATGTCTGGTGCGGCTGCAACCGCAAACCCAGA